CTTATGGCAGATAAATTATTATTATTTCCTAGATCTTTTTCTGGAGAGATTGTTTCAGTTCTCTCTGGCCCAGGTACAGTTGTATCTTGGGATGGTAAGTCTTTTGCACCTGTAGATGGTGTATCTGTAGGAGAAGTATTAACTTCTAATCCTGCATCTGAAAGAGATTTATCTGCAGCAGGTTTAACACCAGATATGTTTGAAGTAGCAGCTCCTGCATCCTCAAAGTTAGCAGCTAAATAAGTTTTTGCTTTTGCAACCCATTCTGGAGATTGCTTCATAAATTTTATACTTCGTATAGCAGTATCAAACATAGCACCCATAATACCACCTTCTATGACCTGCTTGCCTCTTGCTACAAATTTTTGGTACAAATCATCTGCATCTTCTGGCCTACTATCTAGCCATTGTACAAACTCATTTTGAACACCAAGCTCTACTAGCAAGCTCGCAAAGTTGCCATATTCTGGAGAAAACATAAAATCAGCTACAGCTCCAGATCCATACACCTTCAAAGCATTAGTAGCCATGTTACCACCTTGATATGCTTTTGTTGCTTTTAGCATCCCAGTAAAAGGGATCATAAATTCTAAAAATCCTGCACCTAAATTAGCTGCCATACTATCTGGGTTATCAACAAATTCAAAAGGCCTTGGATTAAAATCTTCTGGTCTTTTTGTAGTGAAATCTACTTTGCCATCTTTTATTTGTATATAAACATTAGGTACACCAACCTTTTCCAAAACCTGTACAAAATCATCTGTTACTTCATAAACATTGTTGATTGTACTCTCAACAGCAGTACCAACCATTTTATAGCCTTCAGTAAAAAATGTTTTTAGTCTTGGATCTTCTTTTGTTTTTTCTTCTATGTAGTTATCATCTAGCTTTTCTTTGTTCATTTCAACAAGCATAGCTGCACTCTTAACATTGTTAGATTTAAAAGCTTTTTCTATTGTACTAAATGCTTTGTCTTTTTCTGCAGTTTCTCTAACATTAGTAGGATGGAGATTGTTTGTTTCGTGTGTACGTAAAGCAAGTAATCTTTCTAAATCTCCATTACCTTCTGTGCCTTCTAAAGATGATATTAAATCTAATCTGTTCATCAATCCCCTGTTATTGTTAATATTTGTTTATATTCTTCCAACCTTGAAGGTATCAATAGTTGATAAGGATCTTTCTGAAGAAGCTGTAATACTTTACCTGGTGTAAGTTCTTCAAGCTGCCCTCCTTCTGTTACAAAGAATACTTTTGAATTATCAAATTTACTTTCTTTTTCTTCTAAACCTTTTAATCCTCCAGGTATTAGTTCTAATACTTTGGCTTGCTCTCCTTCTAATCTTTTTATTTCTGCACTAATTGTTTCTCTTTTTTTGTCATCTGTTGTTTCTGCAAGTTGTAATTCAGCATTTTCTTTTAGAGTTTGTAAATTATTATATTTTGAAATGTTTGGATCTCCAGTAGATTGATCTTTACCACCTTCAAATTTTTTAAATTCCATTTTTGTTGCCACAATTTTGCCATCTGCATTTAACTTATTGAGTGTATCAGCAATATGTATTGGATTTATTCTGTTACCACTATTTCCTATAGGTATTCCTCTCATGTCAATAAGATGTTCAAAAGTTTTTCTATAAGTTAAATTTATTTTTTCTTGTCTTTCTGCATCTGAATTACTTATTGAATACAAACCTGCTACACTTTGAGCTTCCATTTTATTTATGATTGCCAATCCTTCTTTGTAAAGATTGTGATCTGTCCAGTGTTTATCTCCAATATTATAAGAATTTGCCATTTCTATAACTTTTGCTTTTGTAGTGCCAGTAAGTCTTGTATCTTTTTTTAGATCATCCATATTTAACATTCCAAGTCTTGCATCTTCTTCATACAACTCTTTTACTCCAGGCATATCATCATCTGCATTATATCTGTTAAAAAATGTTTCTTCTAAAGTTTCAGCCATTTTCAAAGCATCTTCTGTAGGATATTTAGCTTTGAAATCAGATATAGCTTTTGTAATATCTTTTTCTAATCCAGAGCTATCTGCATCACTAGATAATCTTTCTAATCCTATGATTTGTTTTAAAATTGATGATTGATCTTGAGCTGCCTGTAAATTTATATATTTTTTATCTCCTTCATATAATTTATTTACTCTATCTGTTTCATTATGAAATATTGTAAATAGTTCTTTTGCAAGTTTATCTCTGTCATCATCATTTAGTATTTCACTAATTCTTGTAGATCCAACACCAATCACTTGTCCTTCAGCTTCTAGCGCATTGAAGAAGTCTTTTGTAATGTATGTGCCACCTCTTACTTCTTCTATAGCCTTAACCAAAGCAACATGATTACCTTTGTATTGTTTAAATACTTCTTCTAAATATATTTTTTGAAAAGTGTTTCTTGCAAACTCAATATCTTTAGAAAGTTCTTTAGAATTTTTTATACCTAATCTAGTATCATCTGCTTGTATTGATATATTGCCTGCAATAAAAGCATCTTTAGGGCCAAGGTTTAAATAATCTCCAACCATGTTATTTACAAAGATACCTGCTTTTGCCAGGCCTTCTTCTCCTTTAGCTGCCATTTTTATAATATTTGCAGCATGACCAGAATTTACATAGCCTTGAAAGGTTGAAGTTTCTATATCGTTCTTTGTACTTGACCAATTTGTATAAACTGATTTTGCATAAGTTATTGAAGATTGCTCAAAGTCATATTGAAAATAATTAAATAGTTGAGGATTTTTTTCTCTCAAACTTTCTAACAATCCATCTGATATGTCTTTAGCTTGTTTATTAAAACCTGCTATATCTGCTCTGTTCTTGGTATAGGCATCATATAGTTTTTGTTCAAACAAAGATTTGATTTGTAATTTAGCTGCAGCTTGAGCTGATTTATAATATGCTTTCTCTCTTGGAGTTGATCCCATCTCTGGAGCTTCCATAAAGCTAATAGATGAATTTCCAAATTCATCTTCTTCTACTTTGTATGCTTTGAATTTTTCTCCTTCTGTAGCTCCTTCAATAGCAGATTGTTTGCCCATCTCCTTAAATCCCATGGCAGAGATTTGATCTAATTTTTGTGAAAGATTTAATAAACCCCTTCTAGTTTCTGTTATGTCAGATCTAGTAACAGAAGGTAAGGATCTTAATCTTACTCCTAGTGGTCTATATTGTATCTTTCTTGTCGCCATATTTTTAACTCATTTGCTCGTATTGATATATTCCTGTTCCAAGTGTTGCTACAGCATTTGCATAACCTAAAGTTTTTGCTGTCTTACCTGCAGATCTATCTATTCTCGCTTGGTAAAAACCCATCTCTTTTGCAATACGTGCATTAGTTTCAGCAATATTATATTCAGCAATACCCTGTGATTGCATTTTTATACTTACTCCTAATTTACTTCCAGAGAAAGGATCTGTGTTTCCTTTACCTGCAAAGGCATTAGCATAAGCCATTTGTTCAATCATGTTGTCCAAAACTTTGTTTCCATCTTCTTTTGCCTGGACAGCAGATACTCTGCCTTTTAGTTCTTCTTGTTTTGCTTTTGCTTGATAACCAATCTCTGTTGCCTGGGCAGCTCTATATTGTAATACTGCTGATCCTACTGCTGCTGCTGCTGCTACGTATTGTGCCATAGTTTTCTCCTTATATGCTTACCTTGTATTCTACACCTAATAATGTGAAAAACAGAGGCTTTGTTTGTGTTATAGTTAATGTGCTATCAGTTGTAAATCCAGATAATGGCTGCACTGTTTTTAGTCCTGTAAAAAACTCAATGCCAGTTCCTAGACTTAAACTTTCTAAATTTCTAAATGATACTTCTTCTGTATCTACTTTTATACTTTGTGTACTATTTAAAATTAAATTGACTTCTGTAATTCTTTTTAAAAAACCTTGTACATTTCCATTTGGCAGCCTTGTTTCTACAGGCAGTGTAACTATTGTAGGAGTGTATGGAATTCCAACTTCAACATATTCTGTTGGAGCTTTGTCTATTGTTATTCCACCAGAGCTTACTGTTGTTTGAGAAAGGGCCAGATCATCTCTTACAACATCAACTGTTTTGCCTTCCAGATAGTTTAATCCAGTTACACTTGTAGATCCTGGGAGTGTACCACCAAAAAATTGTGTAGCTGCATCTGTAGTAAAATCATCATCAAATTTTTCTAAATGATATACTGTTTGAGAATTTATTGTTCTTTGTACAACACAATAAACTTCATCAAAATCTGTTGTTACATTTTTAAATAATCCATCTGTCAGCCATTTAGAAGGAGATACAACTTGTTGGTATCGTAAAAAAGAATAGCAAGCTATTGATCCATCATTGTTCACTAAAATAATTCTATTTGTGCTTGAGGTGCTTATTTGACTTTTATGCGTCATATCCACTGGATTGTTTATTAGATGAGATGAAAACAAAGAAAAGTTATTAGATCTGTAATTTACATCACTATCTGTAAAAACAAACTCTATAAGTTGATTACCTTGTCTTTGAACAAAGTAAGTTGCATTGTCAGCAACAATAGGTTTTATTTGTTTTGATCCTGTTCTTGTAGTTACTTTAAAAATTATATTGTTTGGTTCAATAGGATCTAAACTTCCTTGAGGTACAAAGAATTCTCCACCAGAAGTAAATACTAATAAATCTCTATTTGATATAATACCATGGATTGCGTTCACTTGATCTGTATCTAAAGTTGCTTCAACACTTTCATCTGCAAGCTGCTGTCCTGGATTAAAATTAAAAAATTGTCCAACCTGTGATCCCCAAACTGTAGAGGGCCTACTTTTAGATCCACCAAAAAATAGCCTACCTTCGTGAAATGTACAACTTCTTGGCCACCCACGTGTGTTACTCCATACTTGCTCATACCCATTCTCAAGCTCCCAATCTCCATTTGCAATAGCATTTGTATTAGCAAAGGGTATTTCAACAAAAGCTTCTACTTTTGTGCTGCTAATAAATTTAACAACTCTTGCTCTGCCAATACCATTTTCTGCATTGATGTATTGGTGTACGTAACTTGATGATGCAACACTTGAGCTAAATGTAATTTCAATAGTTCCTTCAATAGCAGAAGGTGTAATTGTTCCTGCAGGATTTGAAGTTGCTAGTGAATATGGATAGTAAGGTATAAAATCAAAAGCTAAATCAGATACTGTCCAAGATGTATGGGAAGCTCCTCTAGTGATTTTTACAGGGTTCATATCTTCATGGCAGATAATCAAAGTATCTGCAGATTGTGCAAAGTATAATGTTGCAAGTTTTGCAGAGTTTATTCCTGTTGAAGATAGATCTAAATAATCATTACCAGAAGAATTAATATTTGTTTGTAAAGTTCCTTGTTTGTAAATGTATAGTCTATTTGAAACAAATAAAAAAACGTACTGTTGAGTTGTAGAAAATTCAAAAGATACTAATCTTGTTCCATTTTGAGGAGAAGCTCCAGAAGGTATTGTACCTATGTACATAAGACCTGGCCTTCTTTCTACTCCACCTTGAGGCATACAAACAACATTTGTCAAAGTTTGAGCTGCAGCTCTGTACTGTTCAAGATCAATCCTAGCTCTTAACAAAGGATCAAATTCTCCTGCAGTAAAGTTTGTTTGTATTCTTACTATATTTTCGTTATCTGCCATTATCGTATATTAGTTAGTACATAGTCCTCAATAACATTTGGAGGCTGTCCTTGAGCATCTATTTGGGTTGCAGTTCTAAAATAACCACCTCTGCCTTGATCTGAAGGATTACCCAGAGCATGAGTTTTCCAATAATCAGATTTAGTTGTTTGATCTGTTATTGGCTCTGCTAGATGCCAAGCTAACTGATATACTAATAACGTAACAAAATAAGTTGGCATATTTCCTTCTGCTACATCATAGACATAATCTATATAAACTTCTGTAGAGTTCGTTACTAATTTATTTTCGTAGATTTCAAAATTTAATTCTTTAGGAGCATTTGATTGTCCAGAGAAGAATACTGCAACTGGTAAAGTTGATACAGCATCTGAAGGTAAAGTAAATTGATTATCCCATTCATTAACTGGTGTAGCTGTATCTTTTTGTAGCTGCTGTTTTTTTAAAGCAAACTTCCAAGGGTACATTGATAATGTATGCTTTTTTACAAAGTCATACATATTGTTTGCAATTCCTGCAGCCTTTGATCCATCTGTAAATGAAGTTATAGTATTTGCGCCTAATAGAGTTAATGCGTTATTCGCTATAGTTACTTTTGTATCGCCTGCTGCCATAATCCTTTTTACCTTAAATTAAAAAAAAAGAGTAGGGGGAAATTGCTTCCCCCTTACTCGTCTAGTTATTAGTCAGCATCAGCGACAGATAGAGCTGTACCATCTGATACGTCAACAACAGTTCCTGTGTTTGATAACACAGTTACTAAAGTTGAAGTCGGTACAGAGCTATCCCAAACATGAATTAGATCGCCAACTTTTAATACATCTGCTGCTCCATTGAAGTAGCCTTCTGAATTAATATCAGCAATCGCATCTGTGCCTGGTGCAGTGTAACTCCACATTTGAGGAGCAGTACCTGCCTTGGATTGTCCACCGATAGGCTGTAAGTTTGTACTTGTATATGCCATAATTATCCTCCTCTATTAGCTTTCATCACACGTTATTTTAACGATACCTTCATCATCAATAGCCACAGCACCTGCTGAAAACATACTATTAACCAAGAAAGAAGTTTTCTCTGGTACATAGTTGATCTCTGTTTTGATCCCCATACCTTCAGCCATACCCATAGCTGATTTGTGGAACGCAAAACAAGTTCTGTCGTTAGTTGATAGTGGAAGGCCACCTTCAGCTCTATCTCCGATTATGATGATATTGAAACCAAGCATAGCAGTTACTTCTCCATTTAGTAGAGCTTTAACTGCAAAATCGTTAGATATTGCTCTTTCATCTGCCAGTAATCCTGCCACGTTATTAGCATGAATTACTAAACATCTGTCCTCACTTGGAACGTTACCTTTATCTAAAAGCTTTTTAGCTTCTATCATTTTACCAACGTTCAAGTTTGAGTTAGTTGCAGATCCTGTTGTTACAACAGTTTTTGCAACTGAAAGTGAAGTTGATGATCCATTAAGAGCATCAATGATAAGTTGATCTTGCCTTCTTGAAATAGCTTTAGAAACAACTTCCACTAATTCTCTCCTTTCGTCAAAGTTCACTTTACTTTGGTGGAATATATCGCTGTATTCGCCTGCGTTATAATCCGACATAGTCGCAGTAACCTGCGAATATGTTACGTTTAATGGTGTTATATCTGTTTGAGGAATTCTAGCTGTAGCTACACCTTTTCCAATTTTTGGAAATTTGACAGTGTTGGAGCTTTGGCCAGAACGTAGTCTTACAGTATCTCGGAGCTTACTTTCTCCTTGATATGCCTGCTTAACTTCAGCATCAAACAAAGTAACAAACGCATTACTTATATTTATTGCCATGTTTTACTCCTTTTGTTTAACATAGTTTTTGTTTAACATTAATTAGTAGTTGTCTTTTCTGGGAAAAGGCTACAGCATTTAACTGAAGGCCAAATTTTTTCGGTTATCTTCTGATTTGATTAATACTAAAATTCTAGGGTTGCATCAAGTATTTTGTGCAACCCCAGTGTTGTTATGGTTTATATTCGCCTGGAAAGGCTCTTTCAAACAATTTTTCTACTTTTGCAGTAAATGCAGGATCTTTACCATATCTTTTGTCAGCAACCATACCTTTGATTTCATCCTGCGAAATACCTAGATCTTCAGTAGGTTCTGTAGTTGGTATTGGTTGTTCTCCATAGTAAGATCTTATCTTTTCTATAACTTTTACACCAAGAGCTGTGCCTGCCATTTCATCAAATTCTTTTACTTCTTCATCTGATAAAACACCTCTAGCTCTCAAAGTATCAGCAAACTTCATAACAGATCCTATTCTCTCATCTGCTTTGTTTCCTAATAATTTTTTTTGTGAAGCTATATCTGCATTTGTTCTAGCAACAGTTTCTTCTCCTGTTTCCATAAACATCTTTGCAAGATCTTCATAAGCTTCTTGGGTAAGTCCATGAGTTTTGGCCCATTCAAGAGATCCTTTTACAAGAGGATCATTATCAATATCTACTTGCTGCTCTTTCAAAAAATTAACGTCATAATTTTCTGGAGCTTTGCCTTTACCCTGGCTCATTTTTTTTTGTATTTCAGTGTAGCTTTTTACTAGAGCTTCTATATCTGGCCCTTCTTTTTCATCCCAGAATTTTTCTGGAAAATAATCTGGTCTTTCAAAAGTTTCATCTTCATCCTCAACTTCTCCAAGTTTATCCTCCTCTGGTTTTTCAGAAGCTACATGAGATATAGGATCTTGCTCAACAGGAGCTTCTTCTTCTGGAGCATTTTGCCTAGCCTCATCAATTAAACCATTTGGTTTTTGTTCTTCTGTTTTCTCTGTTTCTTGTTGTTGTCCTTCTTCAGCCATTCATCCCTCCTTTAGTTTTGTTTGGCTCGTTCTATTCTTGAAAGTATTTCTCTTACAATACTGTTCTGTCCTTCTCGTACATACCCATAATGTTCATCTGCTCCAGGAAACCAAGATGCAGCTTCAACAGTTCTGCTTTTTAGATCCTGTAAAACAATCTGTCCTTCTGGAGAGTTAAACACTTTTGCATATAGAGAATTCTTTTTTTTTTGTTCATCTGTTGTTTGCACTTCTTCCATGAAATCCAAACTTTCCCAACCTAAATCATCAAATCCATTTTTTGCCATATTAACTTACCTTTGCTTGAGCATTAACTTCTTCTTCTTGAGTAGCAGGAGCTGCTTGCTGTTGCTGCATCATCTGTGCTTGTTGCTGCGCTTGTTCAATCAACTGCTGTCTTTCCTCTGGAGTAGTTCTTAAATCTGCAGGAATTCCTAATTTATCTGCCACAAAATCTGCAACCTTATCTATTCTTACTGCCATCTGTCCTACAGGGCCAAGCTGCTGAATTATTTGCATCCAACCCATAGCTGTTTGTACTTCCTCGTTAGATTGTGCAAGAGCCAATGGAGAAGTAGGCTGCATTTTAATCTCTAATCCATTGACTTTCAGAGGTAATGTTATGATTTCTTTATCATTCATAACAGCTAAAGTTCTTCTAACTAAAGGGAGTACAGCTTCTGAAATCAATCTACCAAACGCAGAGCCAAGGTTTTGAGAAAGTTCTTTCATCCTTTCCACAATTTCGGTAGCAGATCTTGCACTCATATTATCTGGAGGCAAACTCTCATCTAACATGATCTTTTTTACATTTAATCGTAAATCGTTAATAACAAGCTGTGATAAATTTATATCTCCAGATCTTTGTAGTGGTTTCAAACTTGGGCCAGTAGGGCCATCATTTCTTGCTACAGGTATTATTGCACCTGGAGCTATTCTTACAGTTTGAGGATTTAACACTCCATCATCTGAAGCTGTATAGACACCTGCAATATTTAGACTTGCATTTTTCAACAGCAGCTCAACAGTTTTGTTTAATGTTTTTATATCTGGCAGCGCAGTAATCAATGGCCCTCTGCCATAGATCTCGCCTGCAACTTTCATGTATCTACTAATAATCCAAGGCATTGTTTCATAAGTTCTATGTACAATCTTATCTGGGCCTTTTTTCCATATTACACAGTAGTGATAAAAACCATCATCTTCATGGTACATTGTGCTTTCATAAAGTTCTGTATATTCATCTGGTTTTTCTTGTATAAGTTTCTGAAACTCTGGTGGTATCTTTGCATCTGGGTATTGTTGTTGAATAGTAGAGTTTTTTAATTTTAATCTTCTATAAACATTTTGGATTGTACCATAAGCTCCTTCTTCAAAAGCAATCAAGTATTGTGGCACTGTAATAAACTTAATTGGTTCTTCATCATCTCCAGGCAGCACCAACATACAAGCTGTACCAACAGCTAGATCTAATAAAAACTCTCCTATTGCTAGATCAAAATTTGTTTGTCTTAAAACAGAAAACATTTTGTCATTGATCTTATCAAGTTCTATTTGTGCAGCAGAAGCTCTATCTTCTGGTATCTCGTTACCTGGTTGAATTCGTACCCACTTTCTGTAGGGAGGAAACAGAGCTGATTGAATTCTATTTGCAAATTTTTGTGTAGAGTTTATGGCTGTACTATCAAAAACTTTAGACATTTTTCTTTGTCCTGGAGTTCCTCCATCATAGTAACCATCATATAGATTTCTTTGTGGCAGTGCATACTCGTAACACTCCTGGTAAATATCTCTCCAAAGTTCTTTCTTTCCCTCTGCCTTTTTAATTCTTTCTAATATTTTTTTTGCTTCGTGCATAATTAACTCTTTTTATTTTTGTTAGCAAAGTTTCTGGCTGCAGCAACTGATCCAAAACCCCAGGCCTTCAGTGCCAAAGCCTTTCTTGTTGGCCTACCTTTGCTATCTTTCATAGGCCCTTTCATGCCAGAAAACCTGGCAGCGAAACTTACTCTCCTCCCACTCGTACCACTTTTTTGTGGTCTTTTTAAATTACTGCCCTCTGTTCTCTTGAAGTATTTTCTGCCCTTCTCATTCAATCCACCTTTTGGGTTTTGATACTTCTTGGCAACCATTTAAAATATTGTAGCTCCTAGCGCAAAAGAAACAACCAAAGCAACAATCATCCATTTGTTTTCTTTGGCCCTTCTTTTCCACTCTCTAGGAGTATGACCGAATATAATCATGTTTTCTTCCTTTTCATTATTTTTTTAAAATCTGCTCTGGTAATTTTTTTTTTGGGATTTGCCACAGCAGCTAACTTCTTTTGTTTCTTACTGTATTTACTATATGCCATTATCCTTTGCTCCTTTGTTTGCTTATTCTATCCATCATAGCAGGAGTTAATTTTCCTTGCTTATATAATTTTCTAGTTCTAATTATTTCAGCTTCTCTTGCTCCTGGATTTTTAGCACCACTAACATATTTAATTGGTACTTTCTTTTTTGTTTTTGGTACTTCTTTAAATTTTCTAGTGTACATTACGATTTCTTTCTAAACAGATCTCCATCTGCTTTTTTGACAGTTGCTTTACCTGCAGCATGAGCTTTCAATCTAGCTACTGCCCATGCGTGTGCCGACATCTTGGGCCTAGATCCACTGGAATAGTAAGCTCCAAGACCTCTCCGATAGATCTTGTTAGCTCTGGATCTTCCAAACTTCTTAACGTATTTCTCTGGAGCTGCCATTAATATCCTTTAGATTTTTTTTTTCCGATTTTTCTTTTCATGGCAGATTTCATATCCATTTTCATTTTACCACCAGAAGCTTTTGCAAAAGCCTTGGCTTGAGCTGCTCCCTTTTTTGTATATGGAAAATTTCTTTTCTTACCATCTTTAGTTGTTACGTTTGGCATCTTCCTCCTTTTTCCTATTTCTAGGTTTTCGTTTATATTTATTTTTTGCTTTAGACATTTCTGCTATATCCTAAAGATCCAGTTGATCCAAATGGTACACCTAGCTCGCTGTCCTGTCTTGCAGAAGATAATAGTTGCCTTCTGCCACCAGTTCTTCTAGCTCGTATTCGTCTAGCAAGCTGTTGCTTCTTATCTGCTTCAGCTTTATCTGCAGCTTTTTCTCTTGCTGATATATCAGTTTCCACCTGCTTTGGTGGATCTGGAATTTTAGGTTTTGAAAATACACCACCCATAGTTTGCTCCTTGTTATTTTATTCTACTTAACATAATGCAATCTGTTCCACCTGGCCCAAATTTTTTCATTATGCCTTCCCTAGTAAATAACATAGTTTCAATCCACTTCAAAGCATCTTTATTCGTTGTATCTACTGTTACTTGAATTCTATCTAAATCAAAAAGATCAAAAGCATGGTTAAAAAAAGCTTTGGTTGCTTTGTGAAAAGGCAAAGCTACACGCAAGTTATTTAGTTCTTTTGTAGGAATTAGCCAGGCTTCTGCAACTTTTGGAAATATTCTTAACAGGCCAAAAGATACTACTGGCTTGCCAAAATAGTAACCAGTGTAAGCAGCATTATGAATAGTATTTTTAGCAAGATAGTTTTCATACCCAGGAATATAATCAAAATATTTTTTTTCGTAATCTCTTAAATTTAAAAACCATAAATGTTTTGGATGAAAATGAGTTATCTTTTTGTCAACACCATCCAGGCCCATAAGCTCTTGCAGCTTATCTATATGCAGCTCTACCATAAATCAAAATCTAATTTAGCAAGTGCAGATCTTACAAACCCAGTTTGATTTGGTCTTGTTAATCTTCTGAATTCTCCACCACCAAGCAACGCATATCCTAAAGCATCTCCTACGTGTGAGTGTTGATTTTTATTTGGTTGATCTTTAAATCTTTCTTGGCCAGATATTTGTACTCGTTTGAAATGATAACCACCTGCTAAAGATTTTCTAATTTTATTACATCTACTATCAATCAAGAAGCCAGGCTTACCATTTAACAATCTAGTCATAGGAGCTGCAACTGCTTCACGTCTAGTTTTAAAATCATTTGTAGCTGTAGGCTTGGCATTGATACCTAAACTTTTTAAATGTTCAAAAGCTGTAACTTCGTATATCTGATCCCTGGATGATCCTGCAGGATCTCCCCATATTGATAAATCATATTTAGGATATTTTATTTCTATTTCTGATTTTAGTATTTGACCAAACCTTTCCAGGCCCATATCAAAAGTTACAAGCTCATGCAGGATATGCCATCTGCCATTACCTAATCTTTGTGCAAACACTGCAGCAGGTGTTAAACCAAAGTCCAGGCCAATCACAATAGGAAATCCTCGTTCTGGTTCTAATCTTTCAACACACATACTTGCATCATCATATTCACTCCACACTGGCTTGCCATCCTGGACAAAAGTATATTTACCTTCTGCGTAACATCTTATCCAATCTTTTGACTTACCTGCTAATATCTGTGTGTAATATCCACTTGGTAAATTATTTATATTTTCTGCTGCATCATTTTCTTGCCACCAACTGCCTGCAGAAAAAGTAAAACCATTTGCTTCTGGCATCTCTGGTAGATCTACATTTGAAACTTCTTTCACTCCTCCAGGCTGCTCAAAAAATTTCCAACCAAATTTACCTTTTGGCAAAGATCCTTTTTTAGAAATATCATACCACCAGTGGTCATCCTCCATAGGGTTCGTGTCCATCCATACTCCTCTCCAGGAAGGCCCACCATCTGCTTTGCTTGGGTATCTTCCAACCCTGTGTGTTAATCCATCTATTACTTGTTTTGGAAGTTCACGTGCCTCATTAACCCATGCTCCTGTCAGCTCTAGTGATAAAAGTTTTCTAACATCTTTAGGTTGATCCAAAGCTAGAAATATAACTTCACAATCAATACCTGCAGCTCCATCCCTGGCAGGTAGTTTTATATGATGAGATATAGGAGGCGACCATCTCATACCACCCCAGATATTTTCTGGGAAAATTTCCTGCCAGGTTTTAATAGTTGTAGTTCTTAATTCTGGATATGAGTTTCTAACTACAACAAACCTAGTATATTTAATTCCATCTTTAGGAGAAGGTTTTTGTTTCACTGCTCGCATAAATATTTCAGCAGCGCAGGCATAAGATTTGCCAGATCCAACTGGGCCAACTATTCCTCGTACAAAGCTATCGTCTTGTAGGAAACTATAAACTGTAGGAGATTTTTTAAAATTAAAATTTAGATCATCCATATTAGCTCTATTAACTCAATAATTAATAATC